CGCATCTCCAGCGTGTATTCGCTGATGAGATCGCGGGTCACGGCGTCACCGACGCGGCCCAGTTCCTGCGGCTCGAACATGCGCAGACCCGAGACGGCGACCTTCGTGGTGTCGACCACGAACGTGTCGCGACCACGCTGCGTGCGGTTCGGAACAACCTTGAGGTCGCCGAAGTCCGACACATAGATCGACGCCGCACCGAGGACCGTCTTGTTGTCGACGATCTGCTGCGAAGTCGTACGGCCCGTGAAGGTCGAGAACTTCTGCTTGTTGAACGACCCGACCAGCACAAGGCTGGGCTCGCCGCCATCGTCGAACGCGTCCTTGATCGCGTCCTTGAGCATGTCCTCGGTCAGCGTGCGGATATCGCCCGCCGTGCCGTCCGTGGCAGCAGCAGTCGCCGCAGTCGAATCCGCACCGTTCGTGCCGCGCGAGCCGTTGCCCGAAATCCAGGCATTGAACGAGCGTAGCGTGCGCGCGGTGGTCGTATTGCCGGCGGTTTGGCCGGTGTTGCCGAGCAGGATGCTCTCCATGTCCTTGCGGAGCTCGAGGCTCTTCTTGGACATCTGGTAGGCCATCATGTCATCGATGCCGGCCGGATTGACCGCGCGCTGAGTACCGGTGACCGTCGCGTCCTTCGAGCTGATCTGGCAGTAGTTCTGCTTGCGGCTCGGATTGGTCGACGATGCACGGCTCAGCGCGTCGCCTTCGAGGCGGGCGTTCGACGTGTTGACAGCGGCGAGCGCATCGGTGCTCCATTCGTGGAGAACCGCGGTAGCCTTGGTGCGCGGGACCGCCGACATGAACGGCGTGTCGGCCGGCGAGATGCGGTAGACCTGGTCGGCCAGATCTTCGCGGTTGGTCGTCACGTCATAGGTGGCGACCGCATTGGTAACCTTGGTCATGGCGTATTCCTATTTCAGAAAGTGGCGGAACACGGCCGCACCGTCCTCGATGCTGCCGCTCTTCGCCAATCGACCAGCGTCCTTCTGGAATGCGCTCGCTCTCTGCGCGGAACGGGAGGTGACTACCCCGGGTCGTACGGTAGGCGTGGCGGGCTTGGGCGCGGGGGCTTCCCGCACCTTGCCCTTGGCTGCCTGTAGCTGGTCGTAGCGCCGCGCCTTTTCGAGGATCAGCAACTCCGCCGACGTGATCGACGATGCTGCTTTCGGGTCCTCGAACAGCGACTGCTCGATGCCGTTGGCGACCGCATATTCAACGAGGTCCTGGATCGCCTTTCCACCCTTCGCAGGGTCGGTGACGTCAGGAACAAGCTCGATGAACTTCGGCTTCCATGCCTCCTCGATCGTCGCGCGTGCAGCCTGTGCCGCCTGTTCCATCTCTGCCGTCTGCTGGGCGGAAATCGCTTCCCGCTGCTGGCGAAGTTGGTCCAGGATCGTGCTCTGCTGCTCATATTCCACAAGAGCGAGGTCGTAAGCTTCCCGGTTATAGGCCCCCGTCCCTGCGCCATAAGCGCGCGGGTCCGGACGCTGCGGGGTGATGAGCGAGGTGACCTCGTCCAACAGCGCCGCATACTGGTTGCGATTGGCATTTGCCTCGGTAAGCTGGCCTTCGACGGCCCGGCGCACGTTGGCGGCTTCCTGGAACTTCTGATTTACGGCCTTTTCCCGCTCTCCCTCGCGTGCGGCGATCTTCGCCTGCGCTTCGGGTGGGAGCGATTGCCAAAGGTCGGCATCTTCCTTGCTCCATGACGGCGGCAGGTCGGCGGCTTCGGGCTGGGCCTCTTCGGCTGCCTCCGGCTCGTCTTCCTGTTCGTCGTCATTCTCGGCGGGAGGCAATTCTGCCTCCGCTTCGATCTCTTCTACCGACTCGGCATCGCTCGCGAACCGTCCGCGGTCATCGCGGGGGCGCTCGATAGGCTGTTCGGTCGTGAATGCTTTGAACGCGTCTGCCGCGGTCTGGAGTTGGACGTTAGGGTCCGTTTCCGCTGCCATAGGCTGGGCGGTGTCTACCATTTGTCACCTGTCATTGATGCTCGTTGCCCACGAGCGGGGATTGCTCTAAACTGCTGAGATGCACATTCTTCAGAAGCCTGGCGCGAGATTGGTCGCGGTTCATGAGCATCGGAACGGTCGCTGGGTCAGGTTATGGCCAAAGCCAGGGAAGGCGCCTTCGTTCTTTAGCGCGATCATGAAACATCTCTTTCGCTAGTTGCGCGGCGCTTGACCAGCGGTGCTGGCGAGCTTAGACCGCACGCGGTTCAGTGCCCGAAGTTCAGCGTGAAGACGTTCGCGGGTGCGCGGCCAGCGGGCAGCGGCCCAAGCCGCATGAATGTCAGCTTCGCACGCCTCGAATGCTTCCTTGAGCGCGCCATCCTCCAGTGCGATACGAGCGCGGAAGCCGGCGTCGCGGCGTTGTTCGGGGCTCATTTGTCTAAATCCCCACCCGGCCGGTTCTTCGAAAGCGCCTGCGTCTCGGCGATCTTCGCCTTGCGCTCCGCCATGCTCTCTTCCATCGTCATGCGGCGCTCGGCGAGCTGCATTTCCATGTCCTGCTGCTGCTGGGCCAGCTCAAGCTCCACAGCGGCCTTCTCGCGGGCCAATTGTGCCTCGGCGGCGGCCTGTTCGCGCGCAAGCTGGATCTTCGCCGCGCCTTCTTGCTGCATGAACTCAAGCTTGGCCGCCTGTGCCTGCTGCTCACCCTGGAGCTTGATCGCCGCGATCTGCTGTTCGCCCTTGACCTTCTCCATGGCCGGATCGGGCTGCGGCTCCTGTGGCTCCTGCGCCTCGGGGCCGGTCACATAGTCGTCAACGTTCTTCACGCCCACGGCACGGACAAACCGCTTGAACGCCTTGTAGGCATTGTCCGGCGTGATCATCGACCCGAACTGCGTCTCGGCAGCGTTCGCCATCGCCTCGAGCAATGCCTGCGCCTGCGCCAGATTCTCCGTCTTGTTGCCGAGCCCGAGCCCGACATTGACGGTCAGATCCAGGTTGGGATTCCAGCCCCGTGGATCAACTGGCACCCATTCATTCCGCAGCCGGATCATCCTCTCTTTCGGCTGATGCTTGACCAACAGCGAGAGGATGAGCTTCATCATGCGCTTGACGCCTGTCTCGGCGAAGATGCGCGCGATCATCTCGGCCCGGGCGTTCTGCTTGTCCTCGATCTGCGCCGACTGCGTGGCGGTCATCACCTTGGACTTGTTGATCGCGTCCGGATCGAGACCATTGCCGAGCGACTGGAAGCCCGTGCGCGCCGAGCGCTTCTGCTCGACCAGCTGCATCATCGGGAACGACTTGTCCGCGACGAACGGGACAGCCTCGAACCTGATTTCGCTGCGCCCCTCATAGATCGCGGCACCGGGTGCGGAATCGGCAAGGCTGTCGATCGTCGAGCCGTCCGACCGCTCGGCACCTTCAGGGATCACAGGGCGGGGATTGTTCGACTTGTAGAGATTGTCCAGCGTCTGGCGCCAAAGCACCGTCTCGATGCGTTGCAGATCCATGGCATCATCTGCGAGGCTGACCCCGATGACCTTGTGCGGCATCGGCTTGGGGCACAGCAGCGCGAACGGGTTGTCTTCGGTCTCCTCGTTCAGCAGGATCACGTCTTCAACGCGGTGGATCTTGCGCAGCTCGGCGATACCGTCGCCGTTATAGTCGACCCGCACATACTCTTCGCGGAACCCGACCACTTCCTGGCTCGGATGCGGCGCGCCTATCTGCTGCTCGGTGCCGCCGTAATTCTCGTCCTTGTAGCGGGCATTGCGCCGGCCTTCCTCGCCACCCGTCCCGCTCCAGGTCGGCAGCGCGTAGACGATCTCCGGATCATAGCCCATCTCAACCAGATCGGAGCGCGTCGTATTCGTCGGTGCATGCGCCGAATAGGGCGCCTCCTCCACCGATCGAGCGAAGGGGCTGATCTTGAACTCTTCCGGCGGGATGACATCAATCACCACACGCCCATCAGGATCGTTCAGCGTGACGGTGTACGTGCCGTCGCCGTTATCCTCCTCGCCCTGATACTGCTCGTGCTGGCGAGCCTCGAGCAGCCCCATGTCGTCCACCAGCGCCTGCTTCGTGCCGGGCTTGTCACGCCAATAGGTCTTGGTGATGCCGATCTTGTTGAGGAAGGCATCCTTGAACCAGTTGTGGAAGATGATGAAGCCGGGGTTGTCGCAGTGCAGGACGTAGTTGACATATTCCGTCGCTTGCTCGGCCTGCTCCTCATCCTCCGGACCGACCGGGCTGAACGATGCGAACTCTTCCGCTGATACGAACGGCTTGAGAACCTCAGCCATCGCATCGTCGACCGTGACCTGCACCGTGTCGGCGACAACCGAACTCGTTCCCGCCTGCGCCGGCAGATCGGGCATGCGGCGGTAATAGTAATTGATCGCCTGCTCTTGCTGGGCAGCGATCTCCCCATATTCCTCGCCGACGGCCTGGCTGGCGAATTGGCCAAGCAGCGAAGCCAGCTCATCGTCGGTCATGCCTTCCCCGTCCGCCGACATGTCACCGGCGAAGTCAGAGAGCAGTTGGGTTGCCATTACTTCGAGAGAACCTCGATCATGCGAAGGATGCCGCTCTCGGTCGGCCAGCGCGAAAGCTCACCCCATTCCTCGGGATGCTCGTCCTTAAAGCGTGCCATGATGACGGCAAGCGCCCCCTCTTCGGGAGTGGCTGTAGGCGTGGCCGACGCGACATGCGCGGCACCCTCCACACGGGCTTTGCGTCCTCGTGTCATACGATACCGCTCCTCATTCCGATCTTGGGCCGACGGGTTGGCGATGATGGCGTGTGCCCGACCGCGAAATACCGCGCTGCGTCCGCATAATGACTCGTCCAGTCGTGCAGCGGCGCCTGGCGGAACTCTTGCCGCTTCTCGTCATAGTCGCGGCGGTACATCCGCAACGCCTCGATCCCGTCCTTGCACTTGTCCTTGTCGAACCAGCATGTCGGCAGCAGCATGCGCACCGACTGGATGCCGTCCGCAATCGGCAGGTTAGGACACACCGTCACGTTGTTGACGCCCAGCCCGTTCAAAACCTCGAGCCTGGACTTGCCCGTCCCCAGCTCGCGCACCTCGATATCGTGCGGCAGATAGTGCGTGCCGTAGAGGTAATTGCGCTCCTGAAGCTTCCTGGCGTACCAGTCGAGCCCGACGCCCTCGCCCTTCAGCACGTCGATGAACCGCGTTTCCCGGCCCATCGTCTGGATGAACCAGATCACCGTCGAGTCAGCGACACCAAGATCCCATGCGGTGTGCACCAGCAACCGGGGATCATAGGGCACCGACGTAATCCGCGGCGTTTCCTCATTCTCCGCCGCGTTCATTTCCTGCGCGTAATATGCGCCTCGTACCGCAGCATCGAAGCTGCATTCATATTCCTGAGCGTACTCATCGTCGCTCATCATCTTGCGGGCGTCGGCAAGCTCCTTGTCGTCGAGCAGGCCAGTTTCTGAGGCACGCAGCATAAGCCGCGTCCAGTCCGGATCGTCCTCAGCGGCAACCCAGAGCTTATGAAACGTGTTCTTGCCCTTTGGCGTGCCGATGAAGCACGCCCATCCCTTGCGATCCGATAGCGCCGGCCTGATCACCTGCGACCAGATTGTCGGGTCCATGTCGCCGAACTCGTCCAGCACCGCACCGTCGAGATAGATGCCCCGAAGCCGATCGGGATTGTCCGCGCCGTAGATCCGAATGCGAGCACCGCCCGGAAGCTCTACCCAAAGCTCGCTCTCGTTGATCTTCATGCCCGGGATGAAGGCCGTGTACTCCTTCAGGTAGACCCAGGCGATGTCCTTGGCCTGATTGAGCTGAGGTGCGATGTATGCGAACCGAGGGTTTGGCAGCGGGCACTTGGTTGCCCCGATCACCAACTCGTTAATATCAGCGACGGTCTTTCCTGCCCGCCTGTGCGCTACGCCAATGAACCAGCGGGTATCTCGTGCATGAAGCGGTCGGAACTGATCACGCACCTCATAGGGCGATACCAGCTCAACCGTCATTCAAGCCCTTGAAGACCACGCGGGCAACGATCTCGCCTTTGTGCTCAGCATCTACTTGCAGCGGTAGAACCTTGCCTACCAACGTGAGGAAGGCGGTGGGGTTGTCGTCCGCCTGCGTGACGAGGTAATCGATGCCGCCAGCGCGATCCAATGCGTTGAGGATCATATCCTTCAATGCGCCAGTGAGCTTATTCGGGGTGCCGGCCTTACGACCACCACGGCGCTCCCCGGGCTTTGAGCCTCGGTTGCTACGTTTCCCTACTTTAGCCGTCTCGGCCATGTCGCCTCCCTCCGTTTCAGCTCCCTTGCAGGTGGGCTGTGTCCGGGTTGCTGAAGTGTCGCGTTCACATGCTTAGCGCTCAATGCCGCCGAAGCGGAGAGCCGCGCGGTTTACCCAATCGGGAGCATGAGCATTTCAGCCGCCGCGATGGTCGGCTGGTGGAGACTGCGGCTCTGTCGAACTTGCCCGCCCGGCGCGGCTTCGCATCGCTTGTGCTTCAATGCATCGATGGAGTGGGGTCCGGGCGGGATGCGCCAACAAGAAACGGCCCGGAAGCTTTCGCCTCGGGCCGTTCTATGCGTTGGACGCAATTCCAAATATCGTCCTTTCGATACTCGAAAGTTCCCGAATCGTCAATAGCCTAGATACCGACATAACTCCTCTAGGGCGTTACGAATTTTCGTGACGCTGTGATGATGCGCCCGGCCACCATATCGTGGCAGCGTGTCGTGGATCAGCAGGCGGTCCATGTAGCCCTGAAGCTCTTGCGGCCACTGTGCGCGCATGTCCCGAAGATGCTGGCGAGCCGAAGCCGCTGCCTCCTGCCGCGGCAGCCCATAACCGAACGTGCCAGGCCCCTCCCCCGGATTGGAACGTTCGCCATAGCAGGCCACCACGGACAGCGAGAATTTCGCGCTGTGGTGCGTGTTGCGGTAGTGATCGCCGGCCAGCCACTGGCGATAGGTGACAATCCCGGATTTCTTCCAGCGATCGAGCTGCGACACCGTGAACTGCCGAGCCTTTCCGCGGCGCTCGGTAGCGCTCAGGATCGCGGCGGCTACAATCTCGCTGTCGTCGTTCTTCGCCAGTCGCTCTGGCGTAGCATCGAAGCCTGTCACGACATTCGCCGGCAGATCTCGTACTCGTGTTGCCTTGCCCATGATAACCCCGCCCCAGTGTGTGCTCAGATTGCGATCGTCGGAAACTGCCGCAGGACCCAGATGACCAGCGCAACGATGGCGACTACCTGGATGATCTTCTTCACAGTCGCGTCGATCGGCGCGTACTGAACGATCGCCAGCGCACCGCCGAAAAGGAGGAGCGCGATGAAGAGTGCCGTGAGGTTCATGTGTTCTCTCCTTGGGTGGTGTTGATATTGCTGGATATTTTCATGCTGCCAGCCCGAACTTCTTGCGGATCAGTTCCATCTCCGCTTGCTGTGCGGCGGTCATCGGCTCCTCCGCTTCCGATGCGCGGTATTCCGCATCATGCTTGGCGATGAGGTGCTTGATGCGAGCGAGGCGGAAAGCCCGAAGCGACATCTCCGTGCTGCGCTCGCGCAGATCCTTGACTGTCGGGAAGAACTGGCAGGTCCGGATTGCATCGCGGCAGGCGTTGGCCAGCACATCGGGCGGAATGTCGGCCAGCCCGTCGCGGTACAGGCGATGGCGGGTTGTGGCCTCCTCGTCCGTGCTCTTGCCGCCTGGAAATGCCACGGCCAGCATGGTGATCGACTTGCCGATGTAATCCGGTGTCGCCGGGGTCAGCGCAGCCTCGTATTGCGGGACCAGCTCAGCCAACGCGGCGCGCTCTGCCGGCGAGATCACCCGCTGGTAGTGCGGATGGGTCTCATCGACCAGCTTAGCCAGTTCCGAACTCTGCGAGGCCAACGCGGAACATGGCGTTCTGCGGCTCATTTCGGTGGTCGTTTGCAGGTCGTTTGCCATTGAAGCGTTTCCCTAATTTGACCCAGGTCCTCCATGAGGCTTGCCAGCAGGCGCTCGTGTCCTGCTTGGCGGTGTGGTGGTCGATGAAATGTTCGACCTGTTCCTCAAGCTCTCCGGGCGGCCAAGCGGCCATGGCCTTGCCAGTGCGACTGTCCGCCTCGACCAGCGGCCTGAAATCATTGGGGATGATGGTCTTCGGCTTTGCGCGCGCTTTCGAAGAAGGCGTAGCCTTCTGAGAATTGGTGTTTCTTGATGGTTTGGGTGCCAAATTGGCAGGGGGTTTGGTCTGTTTTGGCACCTCTGCCGATTTGTCAGGGGTGCCATTTTGGCCGGGGTGGATATGGTATTGGGTGCTCGTCCCGTCCCGGAGATAGCGGGTCAGGTGGCCCTTCTCTTCGAGGTCCGCGAGCAGCCGGCGAACGGTGCGCTCGCCCTGCCCAGATTTCTTCCCAATGGAGGCGACGGACGGCCAGCACTGGCGACCTTCGTCATTCGCCTGATCAGCCAGCGCGAGCAGAACCAGCTTCTCGCCGGGGGCAAGGTCTAGTTCCCATACGGCTGACATCAGGCGAATGCTCACAGGGCGATAACCCGCACATGAAGGCCCGGGGTACCGCCATAGACCTTGAGGACGCGCATAGATGCGACCTGGCTGTCATCGGCCCAACAGACGCCGTTCAGGCCGTCGCCAAGGGCTTTGACGATGTTGTCGGCATCGGGGCGGCTGGTGTGCCAGTGGGCAGCGTTCTGACGCTTCTTCGACCAGCTTGGCGGGATAGCGAAGATCGCCGTGGCCTCGATAGCAACAGGGCCGTCATAAGGCGGCGCGCTGTCCATGGCCTGTTGCCCTGCCAGCGCGATCAGGCCCTCATAAGCCACCGTCTTGGCCGGGGTGTAGGCGCGCGCGAAGCCGCCCCGCGTGGAAATGCGGGAGCGGCCCTTCGCTATGGGTTGTCCAGGCACGACGAAGCTGATCATGCGGCAAGACCAACCGAGCGACAGATGGTGACGAATTGATCAGGGCAGGTGATCCAGTGCTTGCCGGTCTCGAGGTGCCGGCGCAGAAGTTCACGCGAAGCGCGGCCTTCCGGAGTCTCGGTCGTTATGGGCTGCTCGGGCAGCTGCGCCGCGATCCCTTCCCATGTCACCGGCCGGACGACATACCCCTTCGCGCGTCCGGGCGGCTTGTAGATGCCGAGCGCCTTGCGACGCTGCGCCAGCTTGCTATGCACAGCGTCTTCTGTCCGGTCGGGGAACAGGTGCATGCATTCCGCCGCTGACAACCCAGCTCGGGCGCAGCCGTCGAGCATGCTGGTTTCAATTTCGGTCCAGGGATTGCCCTTCATGCTCCAGCTCTCCGGGTCTTCCAGCCTTTGCGGGCTGCGGCGCGACGAGCGGCGTAGAGCTGGATATTGGGCCGCGCGCGAGTCTGCGCGACAATCTCGGCTAGGCGACGGCGTGCCTTGCGCTCACGAAACTTGCGGAGGAACTTGGTCAGCATGCCTGCTCTCCCAGATCGTTCCGGATCTTCCGCCAGAGCTGCCAGACCCAGCCATCAGCAACCCCGTTCGATGCGCCCCAGCCGCTGATCGACCCGCCCTCTGCGACATGCTCGGCGAGCGAGGCCTTCTGCGCCTCCACCTTCGCGCGAGCGGCGACGGTGTTCGTGGGCGACGTACGCTTGGTCGGGCGGTAAACACCGGCTCTGGTCAGTGCCATGCGAACGGCGGGGAGCTTCGCTCCGAAAGCCTGCGCGATCTGATCAACGGGAATGCCGCGACTGTACATTGCCACCATGCGCGAGTGGCGAGCGCCACTGGGATTCATTGGACCCTCGCTGGCAAGAGGATGTGGAAACCCCAGCCCAGGCCATTCCAGCTGTAGAGCATCGGAATGGACGAGATGCGCTCAGGGATCATGAAGAGGTCGAAGGCGGGCGCGTTCATGCCGCTTTCACCAGCTTGGCAAGCTGCGCTTCGATCGCGTCGCGAGCATTCTCCAGCGTGGCGCGGTTGGCGCGCACTTCCTCTGGATCGACCTTGCCGTCTTCCAGGGCGACAGACAGCGCCAGCGCGGCCTTCAGGATGGAATTGGTGGCAGCGTGGTCATTGATCTTGCCGGGGCGGGTATCGGCACACAGCCGATCCAGCGCGCCGGTAAAGCGCCCGTTCCACTCCCGCTTGGCGCGAGCGTAGGTCAGGATGCTCATCTTGGCGGTGCCGTCGACGTACTTGGCGGCCTGAACGTCGCTGACGCCCAGAACCGCGGCGACATCATCCCAACTCAGGCGGTCAGCGGCCTTGATGGCGAGCAGTTCGGAGCCAACAGCGTCGAGCACCGCGCTTTCGGAAAACACGGTGCGATTGCCAATGATTGTTGTGCGCTGCGTCATTTATTTACTCCGCTATGGATGGAATTGGAATCCCGATCGGCAAGGCTGTGAGACTGGCTTGGGCTAGGACGTGCCTGAGGATGGTGCAGGCGCGATTTGCGCTCAGCGATCAGCCATGCTGCGATGACGAACAGAACGTCGAACGCCACAATGGCTGCCAGGATCGTGAGTGCGATGTTGAGCGGGGTCATGCCGCTGCACCGAACAAGGAGCCTTGGCGTTGAGCATCCTCAATCCGCTTGCAGGCGATGTCGAAGTAGCGTTCTTCGATCTCGATACCGATAAACGAACGCTTGCAGCGGAACGCGGCGACGCCTGTCGATCCGGAGCCCATGAAGGGGTCCAAGACGACTTGGGCGCCGGGCACGAAGCAGAGGCACCACTCCATGATCGCGACAGGCTTCTGTGTGGGATGGCCCGATTTGGCGTATGGGTCTCCGAACGCCTCTATCGCTCGGCGAGAACCGGCGAAGACGTGGCGCATCGCATAGACGCCCCGGCCTTTGGAGAACCACGCGACCTCGCCGTCGGAGAGGAAGCTGCCCAAGGCCTCGTCGTTGCGCTTGATCCAAACGAGCGAGGTCCCAGGATTCAAGTACTGAGGGAAATGATTGAACCCCCAAAATATCTGATGCTCGCCGAGCATAAACGGGCGCGGGTCAAACGGCGCGTCGTCGCCGACAATCGCACCATGATCCGAGCCGGGACCGCGCCGCGTGTTGCCGCCCGAAAAGCGGCTGCTATTGCCGCTGTGCCGCATCCCATACGGCGGGTCGGTCACGACAGCATCGACCTTGCCGAGCGTCGGCAGGATCTCGCGGCAGTCCCCCAGATACAGGGTCGCGTTGCCGATGATCTCGACGCGGCTCATCGCGGCGCCTCGGAATTAAGCGGGCGCGCGGAATGGGAGGACGCGCGCCCGCCCTCGGTGACGAGGGGACGTCCCGAGGTATTGCTGTGATCGAGAGTATCTGCTTGGCACCAGAAGCAGTGCGGCTCGCTATGGGCGAAGCAGGGCTGCGGCGCGCTCAATGGGTGTACCTCAACTTGACGACGGCACAGCGGGAGCACACACCGTGCTGCCGATAACCGCCGTTGGTCAGTTCGCCCCAAACCATATGATGCCAGCCAAAGCGGCACCCGAATGGTGTCCGAACAACCCGGTCAGGCCGAAGCGATTTCGGCAGCGCGCGCTGTTTTTCACCAACGCTCACTTGCCTGTCTCCGGTGCTTCGGGGAGTTGCATCCAATGCGAGTAATCATCGATCCGCGACCAACCCTGCTCACAGTCGCTATGGACCTCGCCAGTCTCATCGTCCGGCCAGATGACATGCATTTCCCACCAGCTATTTCCGGCGTGGATGTTGGTGACGCAAAGGGCTGCGAGGAATTTCGTCCCATCCTTCGGCGCGGTCGCGATGGGTTGCCAGCCGGTCATGCTGCGGCCTGTTCGCCGAGTGCTTCGGGACGACGCGCCTTCGATTTCAGGTACGCCAGCGCTTCCGGAGAGAGCGATTTGCCTTCGAGGGGCTCCAAGTTCAGCAACGCTTTGCGGCGCCACGGCGGGATGCGCTCGTTAGCCTTCCAGCTGTGGACCGTCTGGACGGGATCGCCGGTTGCCGTGGCGATGGCAGTGGCCTCGCCTAGCACCTCGAAGATGTGATCGATGACCTGCATGCCCGCAACACTATCCGAAAACCGGATAGTTTGGCAAGCCCCGCCGAATCCGATTTTAGCGGAGGCGGGAATTTACCCAGCCTGTCACTATGTGGGAATGGATGAAGCCGCGTTTATCATATTGATGCAGGATCGGATGGCCGCCCACAAGGTGAGCCAGACCGAGCTGGCGAAGATCGCCGGCCTCCCTTCTCAGTCAGCGGTGTCCAACCTGTTCAAGGGCAAGCGGCGCTTACGGATGGACGAGCGCGCGAAGATAGCTGCCTACCTGGGAATCGAAGAAGAGCCCAACATTCATTGGGTTCCGCTGATTGGCCTTGCATCTGCCGGCGCTTGGGCCGAAGCTACGCAAGTGTCAGGGAAATCAATTCCTATTATGCGCCGGGTCGCCGGACCCCGGGCATTTGCCGTTACCATCAAAGGCGACAGCATGAACTTGCTACTCCCCGAAGGTGGTTACGCAATCGTTGACCCTGACCAGACCAGTCTTTACGCGGGCAAGGTCTACGTGCTTGAGAACGCTGACTGCGACACCACGGTCAAGCGCTACAAGGGAGACCCTGCCAGGTTTGAGCCGGTCTCCAACAATCCCGACCACCAGCCTCTCGATTTATCCGAAACCCAGTTCCGGGTGATCGGTCGCGTTGTCAGCTATGGAAGCGACGACGGTCTCTAAATGAAAAATATCCGAAAACCGGATTGACAGACTAATCCGAATATCGGATAACCCCTCTCAGAAGCAAAGCCCTCTGGCTTGCCTCTGGGAGGTTCTGAATGTCGGACAGCAAGACAGATTTGGGCGTTGAGCCTTCGGCTCCCGGGCTCTCGCCTTCGGTCGAGCCGGTTCCCGTCTCGCCGGCTGACGCCGCTTCGATCCCTAACGCTGGCGAGTTCATTCGCAAGGCGTCGAACCTTTACCATGCGTCACTCGCTATGGAGGACCCGGCGGATCGCGAAATCTTCGCAACCAAGATTGAGGTAACGCTTCGGGCTACCGCTGATTGGCTGACCGCTATTGCGTCAGCGATGAGCGCGCGAAGCGGCGAGACCGAAGGGCTCGCTCCGAAGGACGCCAGCGCGGTGCCGCAGGCAGACGCCCCGGAGTTCCCGGCATGACCCAGATATCCGAAGAGCTTGTAGAGCGCGCCTTTGCGTTGCTGAACGCGAAATACGTTCAACGCGCCGATGCTCGCCAGCAGTCGATGGGGCTCCAGTACACCGAGGCGGAAACGCACGATCTAGCGCGTTTGATGGCGCGCTTTGCTGATCAGGTCATTTCGGAGTTGGGCAAGTGACCGGCGCTCCCGAAGAGCGGATTCCGCGGTTTGCTTGCGGGCATTATCGCACCGCCAGCAACAGCAAGCTGGTACGCAATAAGACTGGCATAACTTGCGCCACCTGCTTCCGGAAGCGTGACAAGCTCTATCGCCGCGCCAAGCGTGCTGCGGAGCGCGGGCAATGAACGCCTTCGCCCGCCCCCACCCTACCTCTGTACCCTCAGTAGAGGAACTGGCGAAGATCATTGAGCGCCGGACGCCACGTGCGCGTGTGCATCTGCCTGACCCCTCTCCGGACTTCGGATGGCAGGCGGAGGGCGAAAGCCTGGACCCCTATTACACCAGCCCGTTTGGGCTGCGGAGGACCGTATGAACAAGGATTCTGAGCGACCCTTCGGGCAACCTGCTGGCGGGGCTTCGCCCCCGAGCCCTTCGGTCTCGGCCCTGTCGGGCGCTCATCAGGCGCATACTCCGGGGCCTTGGATGCGTGACGGTATTTCCGTCACTGTCGAGAGACCGGCAGGCCGAAAGCGCACCGCTATCGCCACAGCTTACCCGGACACATCCATATCATCCAGCGCTAGTTACAGTAGGATGATCAGCAACGCCCGCCTGATAGCAGCGGCCCCTGATCTTCTGGAGGCGCTGGAGGTCTTCGTCTCGCAATACGTCGAACTCGTAGAGAGTGGCGACGCTGGCAACTGGGATGCCGAGACAGAGCCGAAGGTAATCGCCGCTCGCACCGCCATCGCCAAAGCCCGAGGTCTCTCATGAGCGCACCCGGAAATCCGGCAGCCTTCCCCTGCTCTCCGGGTGACGTGCCATTCTGGAATGAGGGCATGACCCTGCGAGATTACTTCGCTGGGCAGGCGCTGGCAATGTCCATGCCTGACAGCCCGCAACACTTGGCTGATTGGGCATACCGAGTTGCCGACGCCATGCTCGCCGAGCGCGCAAAGGTAGGTCTCTCATGAGCGCGGAAAATCCGAGCCGGGAAGAGCGGGCATGGATACTGCTGTGCCAGCGCCTCGAGCGCAATCCGGACACTTCCGAAGAATACGAGACGTGCACTCTGCGCTCGGCCTGGAAAGCCATGATCGCGTTCGAAGCGCAGGAGCGTCTCTCATGATCTCCCACCATTCCGATACTAAAGGAGGAGGCCTGTGACCAACGCTGAACTCGCGAAAGAGCTTTCGGCGCGCGCGGTCATCGCCGCCGTGATTTTCGGGCTGATTTATCTGCTCGGCGCATTTAACGCGGCTTCTTTCGACATAACGAAATGGGAAATCGGCCTTCGAGCTGGCGTGTCGTTCATCGGCGGGATCGTCGCGCTGCTGATCAGTGCATATCCGTTCGAACGGTTCACGTCATGATCTCCCCTCCCTCACAGGCTCAGGACCATAGCTGGAAGCTTGTTGCTGCTGGGTTGGTCGTTGGGGTGCTGATTACCTGGATCAGGAGCTTAATCTGATGCCCACATTCGCACGCCGCATCGACGCGCTCGGTGGAACCGAGTCCGACCAGTCCGAGGATTGGAACGACGGCTACAGCGCCGCTCTGCGTGAAGCAACGGATATCGCAGAAGAAGCCGATGATGTGATTTCCGAACTCGTCGGGAGCATCGAAGACTTCCTGAGCGGCAACTTCAGCCATCTCCCGCGCTTCGCGGAGGAGGCGGAAACGCTTTGCCGTCGCATCAACGAGAGGACTGCACGATGAACGCGAAGCATTGGTCCATTGCGACTGCGATTGAACAAATCGACAAGTGCGATTTCGAGTGTGAAGCTGGCCCCTTGTCGCTCAACCAAGGTTATATCTGGCTGAAAGCAGCGGCGAAAGTTGGTCCGCAATTCTGGCCCGGCCAAGGCGTGTGGTACAAAATAACCGGCGAAATCTCCGGCTTCCAAATGGAGCGCTGGGCGCATCTCTACATCGTCGGATGCGCGATGTCGTCGGATACCGAGCAACGTCTATGGACGTACTCGCTCAGCAGCGATCCGCCGGCTCCGTGGCACTATGGGACTGTCGCGTTTACCGGCGTTACTGAAACCGCGCTCAGTTTGGTCGACCCCGCGAAGGAGGACGCCTGACATGCGCACCCCCGCACACACCCTCCCCTTCCTAGGTCCCGAACCTGAATACCAGCATGCAAATGGGTTCATGAGGGAAGAGCCGACGTTCGATACGATCCGGCGGTACTGGTTCGACCAGGACTTCGCCGACGAAATCGACGCCGAGACCGCTGCCATGCGCGCGAAAGCCCATGCCGCGATCGATGCCTGCATTCAACGCAATCGGGAGAAAAACCGTGGCAACTAAGGCCATCACCACCACTGATACGTCCAGCGAAGTCGCTGATTATAGCGGCGGCTTGCTCGCTGTGATCGAGCGCGCGGCCCGCGATCCGAATGTCGACATTGAAAAGCTTGAGCGCCTCTTTTCCCTGAAAGAGCGGATGGATGCGCGGGAGGCTGAGACGGCGTTCAATGCAGCGATGAGTGCTGCCCAGGCCGAGATGCGGCCGATCGCTGCGGATGCCATGAACCCACAGACGCGCAGCAAGTATGCCAGCTTTGCTGCGCTCGATAAAGCCATTCGCCCGATCTACACGAAGCACGGCTTTTCACTGAGCTTTGATGAAGCTGACTGCCCAAAGCCCGATTACGTTCGGGTGGTCTGCTACGTTTCGTGCGCTGGCCACACCCGCATCTATCACCGCGATATGCCGGCGGATGGCAAGGGCGCCAAGGGCAATGACGTGATGACCAAGACGCATGCGGCCGGCGCCGCCGGTTCCTACGGCGCACGCTATCTGCTCAGGGGCATTTTCAACCTGGCCGTCGGTGAGGATGACCGCGACGGGAATGAAGACGATGATGTGATGATCGACGCCAAGCAGTGCGCCGAGCTTCGCAAGCTGATCGAGCAGGCTGGCGTCACTGAGGAATCGTTCTGCGATTACGTCAAGTGCGGGACGCTGCCCGAACTGGCGGCAAAGCACTTCGACCGCGCCAAGGGCGTGCTGACCCAGCGGATTAACGCGGGGGCGGGCAAATGATGGAAATCGTCAATTGCGAGCAGGGCACGCCGGAGTGGTTCGCAGCTCGCGCAGGCATCCCAACCGCAAGCATGTTCGCCACCGTCATGGCTTCAGGCCGTGGCGGCGGGGACAGCAAGACCCGCGCGAAATACCTCTACCAGCTTGCGGGCGAGATCATCACGGGCGAGCCCGTGGAGAGCTATTCCAACGCTCATATGGAGCGTGGCAAAGAGATGGAGGGTGAGGCCCGAGATACCTACGCCTTCATCCACGGCGTTACCCCCCAGCAGATCGGCTTTATCCGCAGCGGCGCGAAGGGGTGCAGCCCGGATAGCCTGATTGGCGCGGATGGCATGTGCGAGATCAAGACCAAGCTCCCGCATCTGCAAATCGAGGTTCTGTTGCGCGGCGGCTGTCCGCCCGAGCACAAGGCGCAATGCCAGGGTGCGCTTTGGGTAGCGGAGCGCGAATGGATCGACTTCGTATCCTACTGGCCGAAGATGCCCCTGTTCGTTCACCGGGTGCACCGCGACGAGGACTATATCAAGGCGCTGTCGGAAGGCGTTGACGCCTTCAACGAAGAGCTTTCGGCGCTGGTGGAGCGCGTGCGCGCCATGGGCGGCGAGCCAGCGAATGATGATGGCTGGAAGACCAACGTCCTGAGGGCTGGATGATGCGTGCGCGCCGCCCCTCCCCCAGCGAAATCCGCATGGAAGAGCTTTGCGCCCTTCGTCGTGACCTGACGGAGGACGAGCAGGCCGAGATCATGGCACTGAAGCGCCGCATCACCAACGCGCGCTGCGTCCGCCGTCGATATGCGCGAGACCCGCAATTCCGCCAGAGCGAGATTGAGCGCAACCTGCGGCGCTACCGGGAGCTCCGGGCATGACGTTCCTAGGCCCCGCAGCCTTGCGCAACCGCAAGAAGAACGCACCGCGCCCTGCGTGGAAAGTGGCCGATGCTTTCAGGCAATGGCTCAGAGGAAGGCCATGTGCGTGCCAGGGCAAGAACCCCGACTGCGGCGGCCCGATGCGATCTGCGCACGTCGATTACGCTGGTTCGAAGGGCATGGGAACGAAAGTCGCGGATTCCGACTGCATCCCACTCTCGGACAACTGCCACCGCCTCCAGCATACCATCGGCTGGCGCTCTTTCGAGGTGAAGTACCTCAAGGGCGAAGGCTCCGGGCAGGCAATGTCGAACGAATACTGGAGCGCGTGGCCCGGCCGCAAGGCGTGGGAACAGCAACTGGAGGCCCGCAATGGCTGATGTTCAACCCTGCGATTTCTGCGGCGCGCCAGTCGTTTGGACGGCCGAGCAGATCAACCTCGACTTGGCCCTCAAGCTGCGCGGATCGCCTCACTGCACCGGGCTCGGCGTGATGTGCGACGCCTGCGACGACAAGCAAATCACCCTCATGATCGCTGAAATGGAGCGCGATGCGCTGGAGGAGGAAGACGATGCGTGACGCCGGCACCTTCGCCAAAGAAGGCTTTTCGCTGATCCCCAAGGACTTCGACGCGCGATCGATCATCGGGCGCCTGAAGGAAGGGGATCGCCTGTTCGTGGAAGTCTGGAAGCCGCGCAACATGGCGCAGCATCGGGCCTATTTCGCGATGCTCAACAATGTTGTCCAGGCGTCAGGGCAATGGCCTTCGAGGGAAGCGCTCGAGTTCGATATCGCGCTCGCCCTTCGCCGCGGGACCTTCGTCAAGGCGATGAACGGCAGCACCCATTTTCGGCCCGACAGTCGCGCCGTGGCGTCGATGCCCAAGGAGGACTTCGAGCGCCTCCACAACGACACCGTGGCGCTCCTGACCGATTGGCTGGGCTGCGATCCCGAGATGCTTCGCGAGGAAGCAGCGTGACCCCTTCAAATCATTCAGGACCATCCTCATGACAAACGATATAGCCGAGACAGCGGCTGAACTTGAAGGCTACATCGCCCGTCGCCGCGATTGGTCGAGCAAAACATCTATGATGTCGATCCCTCAGCCAGTGATCGAGCGGACGATCGTCGTATTGAGAGGCCTCGCCACACAATCACCAGCATCGCTGGAGCGGGAGGCGCTGAAGCACCCCGGCACCGCTCGCTGCACTGATCCGCGCGGCCACGAGTTTATGACTTGGGACCTTCCTGCCGATGTCGGCGACGGTGCGACAGTAGCCATCGAGGTCGAGCGCATGCTGCTCAAATGCTTCGAGCACGGGCGGGCATACCAGATGGAAATCGTCAGCAATGCGATGGTCGACATCAGCAAGCAGCGCGATAGGGACAACGACCATGTCTGACGCAGACACCACCCCGCCATCGGATCGCGCGGGGGAGGAGCTACCCGAGCCGTCCCAGTCGTGGGCGAGTGTCATGGCGAATATCCGCCAAGGGCGAAGCTCAACGCCGCGCTGCGAACCGCTGAGCGAACGCGATATCCAGTGGGCATATGACCGCATCTGCGAAGTGGTCGAGGCGTACCGGACGCTGGTCGCCTATTCACCGCGCACCGCCTCCCCGCCATCGGATCACATTGCCAGCCCCTCGGGGGAGGAAGTGCATCGGTTGCTTGAGCAAGTTCAGCGGCGAGGCACGTGGATGCGGGAGGTTCACAAGCTCGATATTCGCCAGTTCGTGGACAGAGCTGGGCAGTGGGGCACATTCGATTTCGTAAACGATGCGCTGCACTTGATATCGCATCTAACCGCCGCCCCCTCTCCAGCCCAGCAAAGCGGGGAACTGCGGGAGGCGTTCCTTCAGACGCAAATGATGCTTGAACAGATTGTGCATCTGAAATCGACCGATTTTGCCGAAGTCCGTGCCCGCATCATGGCGAACCGCCAAGCCCTCGCATCCACCCCATCGTCTTCTCCATCAGAGATGGGACGGGAAGACATTGCGCGGATCATCGACCCCGGCCTTTGGGCGCAGCACGATGCGAAGCTCGCCGAACTGATCGATCTGGACGGCGATCCGCTGGGCGGGGTGATCGCGCACGACAAGCGCGATGAAGCACGCCGACTTGTAGCCGGCACTCTGCGCAAGGCCGACGCCATCCTCGCCCTATCTCAACCCACAGAACTGGGAGAACGGTAATGGGCGAGTATGCCGAATACGCGCTCGCTGCGGCGATGCGTCGAGGTTTCCCGGCAACTTGCGGCGGGGCTCCGCGAGCGCGGTCCAAAGCCCATCCATGCCGCCTGTGCAACCGGGGCATTCGCGGCGGCCACATGGGCATGGTCAGCCATCTCAAATCCAAGCACGGCATGAAAGATCGCGAGGCCCGCACATTCGTTTGCACACCCCTCGCCCAAGCGCAGGGAGGATCGGCAGTATGAGCGAGGGCTACGGCTTTTCGCGACGTGCCAGCTCGCGCTCGACGGCTTGCCGGATGAACTCCGCCCGCTTGCCAGGTCCTGCGAACGCATCGATCCGCGCCAGCGTCTCCGCTGACAGCCGCACCGCTGTGAACTTTCCGATTGCTGGTCGCCCCATGCGCGGCGGACTAGCCGTTATCTCTTTCTGTGCCAAGTCGCTCATGTTTCCGTTATCGCCTATTGACAGTAACCGTTATCTTCTATTAGATAGCCGTTATCGTTTACGGAGGCAAGCAAATGTATAAGCCCTACACCCCGAACCAGTTTCGTGTCCTAGCCGCTGCGTTCCGCGGTGACGCCAACGCGGCCAGCTTCGATAGCCGCCGAGCGAAGACGCGCGCGCTCAACGATATGGTTTCGGCCAAGCTCGTCTATGGCGGGCTTGAAGGCGGGGCGCTGACCCCGGATGGTCTCCGCGCCTATACCGACATGTGCATGCGCTATGATGCCGACAGCGGTTGCTTGGCGTATGCCGAACGGGCTCAAGAGGCGCGCGCTGCCCTCCGTGCGATGGAGGCGCAGTGATGGACGCCGAAGCAATCGCGGACATCGTAGAGCAGTGCCTGAACGGCGATAGCGGGTACGTCATGAAGTCGGTCGGCTTCGCGATCACTTCGCTGAGCGATCTCGGCGAGGTCTACGTTCGCACTCCCAGTGGCGACCATTTCAGGCTGACCGTCGAGCCCGTCGCGGCAGACGATATCGAAGGATGGGGGATCGAGTTCGATGACTGATCCCGCGACGCCGAACACCCCTCCCAAAGACGCAGCTTCACCCGTAGAAGCGGAGATCGACTACGAGGTCTGGCAATCCGATGCGTTCGGCGATGGCGTCGCGATGGTTGCGGGATCGACGAGCCTCGAGGAGGCCCAGCACTATTGCGCGGTCTATGGGCAGGACTGGCCGGTGTGGATTGTCGAGGTCACTCGGCGCCGCATCAGCGATCCGAACAGACCGGACATTGCTCCCGCCCCTACCGTTACGGTATCTGCGGAGGACTTCGTACTGGTGCCGCGCGCCGAGCTTGAGGATTTCTCGTATGTGATCAGCAATCTGATCGGCGAGCTTTCCGACCCAGGCAGCGGCGCGATGGCCGCGCAGTATCGCATCCGAGCCATGCTCTCCGCCACTCCCGCCGCTGTTAAGGGGGGTGAAGGATGAGTGATAACAACGAGTTAGAGCGCGTGCCGTTGGCACCGGGCTCTCATGAACCGAGCCCTGACGGTCTCGGCCCTTCGGGTTTCGATCCCTCGCGCAGCCACTACCGGTCGCAGGCATACGCCATGTGCACAATCGAAACGGGTCGGGACAGCGACGGCGCTCCAACCAGCGACATGTGGACGTTCGCAAACGAGGATGACTGTGTCGAGGGCTATGGATGGCTGGAAGTTCACGTCCATGAAATCGTACAGACCGAGCGCTCGGGCGCGTTGGCCGTCTATTACCGGCAGTGGTTTGCACCTGATGGTGAGCCAGCTTGGGGCAAGAGGCCGCAACGTAAGGTCGGCGCGCTCGGTAGTCTGAAATCATTGATCCGTCGCCGCAAGATGACGCCATGCGATAGCGATGGAAGCCCGGAGGGCGAAAAGCCGCAGGCTTTGAGTGCGCAGCACGACAGCGCGGGCCCAACGGGCATCGCCCAACCCCCATCGGAGGAAGTCCAATGACCAAGTATTTCGCAGATATCAACGTGCAGCTTCGTGTCTATTTTGAAGATGATGGCGAGAACGACATCACCGACCAAGCGATGGAATTGGCCGAGCATTCATTCACTCTGAATGGCGATGACACCGATTATCTCGGCTTGGAGATGGTTGGCAAGCCTGAGCAAAGAAAGACAGAGGCACCCCGATGACCTCTATCCAAAGAGCCCGTCGCATCCGCGCCATGAACGCAAGACTTGCGAGCATCGAAGCCGAACGCCGCCAGATCCTCGCCGACCTTCTCCCCCTGGAAACAGAGGAAAGCTGGTCCCTTGGATACCGCTGCGTAGTCCGTGGAGACAAGCTCATTGCTTCCATGGATCACCGCGACGAAGCCGAACGTCGTGCGAGGGAAGCGGCATAATGGAGAATGCTCGCTTCTGGACATCTTTCGGTTTCGCGCTGCTAGCATATGCTATCGCACGCGCTGCTGACGTACCTATCTGGTATTGGGAACGAGGTGGTGACGCGATCGGTATCGCAGCTGCCGCCGCCTTTGCAACCTATGCGTTTCTCGGGTTCGTCGCCAAAATCCTTTCGAGGGAAGCGGCCTGACATGATTGCGCCCCGCCCCTTCAGTCCGGAGACGCTTTCTGAGCGCTGGGGTTGCAGCGCGGAGAAAGTCCGGCGCATGTACCACGATGGCGAGCTTTCCGGGTTCCGGCTCGGCAAGCTGATTCGCATCACCGCCAACGAGGTAGAGCGCTACGAGTGTCAGAATACCGAATTGTCGAACACCGCGGAAGATTCTCCCTCGCCTATAACGATGACGAGCGAGGACGCGTTCGAATTGCGCTTGGCACGGATGACCGCGGGATCGCGGAGGCTCGCGCTCGCGACATCTGGCGCGCCCGCACTACGCCCCAAAGCGAGCGGGTAGCGGATCTATGGCCCGTCTATGTCGCCGATCGCCAACGGGAGGTCTCGCGCAAGGACAGGTTCGACAGCCTGTGGAAGGCCCTCGCCCCGCATTTCGGGCACCGCTTGGGCACCGCCATATCCCGAGACGATTGCCGGGAATACCACAAGGCGCGCAAGCGGGCGGGCAAGAGCAACAGCACCGTCAAGACCGAGCTGGAGTTTCTCCGCGCGTGCCTGCGCTTCCACTACAAGGCCAACGCCCCGAGCATTTGGATGCCGCCGGACAGCAAGCCTCGAGAGCGCTATCTGAACGAAGCCGAGCGCGACAAGCTGCTGGCGTCGATCGACGCACCGCACGTCAAGCTGTTCGTCATCCTGGCACTGACCACCGGAGCGCGGATGAGCGCGTTGCTGGACCTGACATGGGATCGCGTCGACCTGAACGTTGGTACTGTGGATCTGAACCCCGCCGGCCGGGAGATCACCAACAAGCGCCGCACCATCGTCAAGCTGAACGAAAGGGCGATCAACGCGCTGCGCGAGGCGCAGGAAGCGCGCCAGACAGATCATGTGATCGAATATGGCCGGGAGCCGGTCAAGAGCATCCGCAAGGCCATACGGGCAGCGGCGGCGCGCTCTGGGGTCCCATGTTCCCCGCACGTCTTCCGGCATACGGCTGGCGTATGGATGGCGAATGCCAATGTCTCGATGGATCGGATCGCGCAGCGGCTAGGAACGACCGTCCGGATAGCCGAGAAGCACTATGCTAGGTTTAGCCCATCGTACCAGCAAGAGGCCGCCGACGCGCTCAACTGGTAGCTCGGCCGGTTCCGCGGTACCACCCGAACCTCTCGGGCGGGCTAGGGAAACCCGCAGAAATGCGTGGTGGGCGCTGAGAGACTTGAACTCCCGACCCTCTCGGTGTAAACGGTGGGGACGCCAGCCAATCTGGGATTTTCTCGCCAACGAACGACGGGATTTAGCCACTTTAGGCCGGTTTCGTTCCGATTGCGTTCGCGTCAGTGGTACATCTGGTACCAGCCGAACCTCTCGGGTTTTGCGCCCCGCCTCCTTGCAGGGAAACGGGGCGCACCAGAGGCATGGAGGTGCCAGTGGCTGACCGCTATCTAACCCAACGGGTCTATTTTATCCAAGCCGGATCGCGAGGCCTGATTAAGATCGGGATCGCCGAAGATCCCGCGCGCCGGCTGCGCCAGATGCAGACTGGCAGCAGCGAGCCCCTTATTCTTCTGGGCCATATGCCCGGCGGTGCTGATCGGGAAGCAGAGCTCCAGCGCTTGCTGGCCGCACATCGCGCCCGTGGCGAATGGTTCCGGCCTGTCCCTGAGGTCTTAGCATGGGCTCCAGGCATCGAGACCGAGCAGCTTTGCGAAGCCCTAGGCGGTGTCAGCCGCGATGAGGCTATGCGATATATGCTTCATACGATGATGGGGCTCAATCCGTTCCCGAGGAACATACCGGCACATAGGTCGGCACAGTGAGCGGAGCTTATGAACTCCGCCCGATAACGGTGAAATCCGGTATCGCATGGATAAGCGACGTGCACCGTCACCTTCCTATCGTGCAAGGTGGGCTCTTCGCCGTGGCGGTCTATCAGGGCCCGCAGCTCGTTGGCGTCGGGCTGACCGGCAATCCTGCCCGCGTGTGGCAAGGGACTGGCCGTGTCATTATCTCCCGCGTCGCCGTGCTGGCAGGCCTCGATCACGTTGGCAGCCACGCCGCACCTGTCTGCTCGATGATTTATGGCGCCCTCACCCGCGCTTCTCGAGCACTCGGCTACCGAGAGGTTTGGACTTATACGCTGCCAGAGGAATCGGGCGCCTCTCTGCGAGCCGCTGGCTTTATCGACATGGGGCTTACGCGGGCTGAGGAATGGGATCGCCCCTCGCGCCGTCGCAATGCCGCGGTACGGCCAGATGCAAAACGCCGCTGGGTGCGTCACTTTGGCGACCCGGTAACCGAGAAACTGAGGATCGCAGCATGACCGAACCACTCGACATCTCCAGCGAGGCAAACCGCACCTATCATTATGCGGACGGCGTCACCTTCACGATCGATGCGCCGTACAAGCTCCATGTGACCGACACCGGTTCGCATCGGGTCGTTGCGCAGGACGGGCGGACCTATCGGCCAGAGCGCGGATGGCTGGCGATATCCTGGCAACCTCGCGAAGGTGCGCCGGAGTTTGTCGCATGATATCCCGCCTCAACGAGCATGGAGGGTTTGATGGATAACAATGGCTTAGGACCCGAAGTTGGGCGACGGCTAGCGCCGCAACCTGCTCTCGCCGTTCCGGCCGAGCCCGCAAGCGGGCTCGTCGCTTCGCGCTTCGATCAGGCGCAGGCCAGTTCGTTTAGGCCGTTGAGCGGGTTCATTGCCGAGGTAGAAGATAAACTCGGCCGGCGTCCATGGCCAATAAGGGCTTGGAGCTTCTTCAGCCGCCGTATTTTGCGCTTCCGATTGCGGAGGTATGCTGCCCGCAATCCTAAGGCGAAAGTTAGCCAGGAAGCGTTCGATATTGTCTCGCGGGAATATGGCTTGGGCCCTGATATAAAGGAATCTTGATGTGGCTATGGAAGCTGCGCGCATGGTGGATCTATATGACTTGGCATCCGGTGCGAGACCGCTCTCCCGAGTATGCCGATTTGATCCGCTTGTCGGTCGAAAAGGCTAGAGCCAATGTCGCCCGTTCACAGGATGCTGGTCGACGCGATCCGAGCCATCGCAGAGCCCCTAGGCGCGTCTGTGGAGTATAAGACTGGCGCTAAGCATGCGTTCGCGATCATCCGGCACAATGGCAGCTTTCGTAAGGTCGCGATGTCGAATGGCACAAAATGTATCAAGCATCAGATCGATTGGGCGGAACAGGGTGCCAGGAAGGCGCTCAAAAGCATGGACCAACCCCCTGCTTGACCACCATTTGGGATAGCATCGGATGGCCACCGATGAGCCGGATAGCCTTTGTCGGGCGAGGAGGTCCGCGACGCCTGCGTTAGCCACGCAGCCGCCTCGCGTTCAAGGGTAAGGCCGGCACTTGACCACCCTCTATAGCATGGAAGGAATGTCAATGAGCGAAGACATTATCGACTTGGCGGCCGAGCGTAACCGCCGGATCGCGCCTGATGCCGAGCACGTGATGCATGACGACTTCGGGCGCGAGATGTACAGATTCCTGCTGACCTACGATTTTTCTGGTGGCCAGTGGGGAACCGAGATGTGGGCATATTCCGCAGAGGATGCCGAAGCGAAGGTCGCGGCCATGCGGGAATCGCTGCGCGTGGACGGGCAAGTATTTACTCAAATTCTTGCGTAGCCCCGCCCTCCATCCAAGGACTGATACATGCCAGAATGGATCCAGCTTTTGCTAGTGCTGCTCGGTGCCATTGCGCTTCACTTTGTCTTCGGTGATGCAGCTCTAGGAGATCAACCATGACGGATACGGTAGAGCGCGACGCTGACTTTCTCGAAGGCTATTTGGACGGTCGCGACCCGAACGCGCCAGAGCCAAGTGCCAACCGATCGCATTCTTATCGGCACTCATTCGCCGTGGGCCGTGCCGAATTGGCAAACGATCCAATCCCGGCCTGCGTTTCGCGACTTGCCGCGATCGATGCGGCGACCAAGGGTCATGCGGCATGATCCTCTCCCCTACCCCGTCGCCGATAGGAGATAGATACCCTCATTCCCCAAGCATCGCCTTCACCCACCCCGGCAACGGAGGTGGGTTCTTACGACGATCGCGCGTACCGCCCACGCCCCACTCCAAGCCGAGCTTGATCCGCGGCCGCTTACCACACTTCCGGCAAATCATCCGCCGCTCGGCATCCGCTATGGTCGCTTCGGTTCCGAGCAGCTCGAGCAGATAGCCAGGCTTGGCCACCTTCAGCGACGTGCAGCCGCAATGGAGCTGGAGCTCCACGCGGTGCTCGACAAGGTCGGCTATTCGGCCAGGGTGTTCTTCAGGCGTAGGCAACCCTCACCCGGCGCCTGCGCATCATCCCGCCGGCTAGTCCAAAGCCTCCCAGCATCATCGCCCAGGCAGCGGGCTCGGGGACAGGGGCGTTCGGGTCAACCGGGTCAATCGGCTCGACATAGACCGTGATCGGAGGCTCGGTGCCGGTGACGGAGAAGCCGGTCAGGCTGAACGAGTAAAGAGCCGTGCCTTCCGTCGCACCCACAGTGACATAGTAAAACGGCGGCCTTGGCGTCGCGGAAAGCAAATCAGGGATGGCATTCCCGTTCAGGCTGGTGGGAATGAATTGAAGCGACGCCGAGACGACGCCAGCATCATCAGTCGTGCCGACAGAGGCGTTGATCAAGGAAATGCCGACGAACGGATTCCCACCGGTATCGGACAGAAACAGGTTGCTCTGTTGGTCGGCGCCCAGCAGCGGCATGTTGATCCCGTTGACCGAGGTGCTGAGCATGTGCCCGAAATACTGGAGTGCGAAGCCGGTCGCCTCAAGATGCCGCTCGCCGCGGTCTAGCATGAAGGATACGGAATAGGTTATGTTGGTGCCGTAGGTTGCGAGGACGCCGCTGACATCCCCGCTGTCGCCGGCCGGATTATAGACCCCGGTACCGGAGATCGAGACGGTGTATTGCGCCTGTGCGGGCACGGCCAAAGTCAGGGCAAAAGCCCCAATAATCCAACGCATTTGAAATCCCCTCTTCTGATTCGCAGAGGGGAATATCTGCCTAACCGCGCATTAAGTCGAATCGCGATCCAGCGGCTTTGGTCCGATTACTGGACAACCCCGCCGACTGGGGACGAAGCGGTGACCGGGTTGCCGTTCAAATCATAGGGAACTAGCGGCTGAACACCAACCGTCAACGCGCCGCCGCTGAGCACATTCGTAACCGGGTCCATGGTGGCGCTTCCGACTTGACCGGCGCCATGCGGGTCGGTGCCGGTCATGAACTGGACTCGCTGGATATAGAGGCCCTCCGACCGCGCGGGAAAAGTCGTGTCGGAATAGATCTGGCCCATGGCCGAGAAAACCATCTTGAAGTTCCGATATCCCGTCGCGTTGCTGCCGGAAGTTGGCGGCGTCACCAGGGCATTTCTGAACCCCAACGTGCTGAGGGCGGCCGTTTGGCGCCCAGTCACGGTGATGTGCGCGATGACCATGTTCTTGCAGCCCGACGAGAACTGCCCGAACTCGTCGCCACCGAAGCCGGGCGACGCCGGATCGTTGGTGAAGCTGGTCTTCCTGAAGCGCGAAGAATAGACAGCCAGTCCATCCCAGGTCTTGGTCCGCATGCACGCGCGTGGGGTGGCCTGAGGGGCGCTATAGGCTTCTTTCAGGCGTCCGAACTGCGTAGCTGTACCGTCGCCGTCCATCAGGCGAGCCTCGCCGATCTGCGGCCCGGCGAGCAGACGGACAGAATCGCCGTCGCGCCACGTCTGGGATGTGCCAAGCGTTACATCCTTGTCATCGGCGCCGCCTGTGGAAATCGTCGTGAATGCTGGCGAGAAATCGGTGCCCGGCGCCTGGATAAGGAACGCCTGGGTGTACGGCCCGATCGGGTCATAGCGGGTGGCGACCATGTTACGCGGTCCGCGCGTTCCAACCCCGATCACGCCCTGAAGCTGGAACGCGTCGGAGTGCCAGATGACATAGGAGCGCACCTTGTCGCCGGCCGTGAGGAGCGCGCTCCAGTCCCCAGTGATGGTGCTGGTCTTGGCGGTGTTATCCTGCCCGACGCAGGCGGCCACCAGGCCCTTGTTCGTGCCGGCGACGATCTGGCAGGCGGTATCCGGGCGCGGTGTGCTGGGCAGGCCGTGTGCAGTCAGCGTCGGCGAGCCGCTATAGGTGATGACGGTGCGATTCGTGCCGGAATTGTAGACCGCCGTGGCGACGGTCAACTCCGTCTCCAGGTGATAGCGCTGCTGGAACGATCGGGTCGACGTCGGGTAATAGCCGTCGATCACCACATTATCGTAGAAATCGGTCTCGGCCGATCCGCCGCCGGTCGCCATCGCGTCGGTGGAGTAGAGCCCGGTGACGTTGCGATAGAGGTAGGCGCCGAGGATATGGTAGTTCTCGAAATAGCATTCCTCGAGATAGGTCCGCGCTCCGTTGGCCGCCGGAAAGAGGACGCCAACGCCATCGACCGCGCCGGCAGTGACGTTGTAGCCGATATCGTAGCCGTTCGCGTCGACCGGGCCATTCGGACCGTTCGGGTCGACCAGCCGACAGCCGACGAATCTCGTCGAGCACGGGTTGCCCGACCCGTTGATGGTCATGATCTTGCTGAGATCGATCGTCATCCCGAAGAAGTGGCCGCGGGTCATGCGGATGTTCCAGAGACCGCCGTTCAGCGTCTGCCTGGCGCTGCGCGTGACAACGATCTGGCTTGGAAGGACGCCAGCGGCTGGCCGGAACTCGACGGCGCGCGTCTGGGTGGTGAGCGCGCCGGAATTGCTGTCCTCGACATAGGTGCCTGCGGCCACTTCGATGAGCGCGCCATCGAGCGTCGATATCTCCGCCTTGAGCAGGGATTTCCATGCATTGCCGGTACCCGGCAGATTGCCAATGTTGCTGTCGCTGCCGTTGGTGTAATCGACAAAGAATTTCGCCCGCTTCAGCCAGATGCGCGTGCTCGAGCTTGCCGGCGGCGCACTGCTATAGGTGACCGCAGTCGACGCGTTGGTGAGCGTGACGGTGCGCGATACGCGCGAGGCCGCCGCCGAGAAGAAGCCGGTATAAGTCCCGCTGGCACCGGTCCAAGGCGCGGTCAACGTGCCAGTGGTGCCCGATGGGGTGGCGGTGACATCGATGCCGACCGGATCGAGCGAGCGATCGACATTGTTGACCAGCGGAATGGAGATGCGCCGTTCCAGGCCATGGTCGCCGCGCAGGTAGCAATACAGGACCATGTCGCCGGCAGTCGCGTTGCCGGGCGCCAGGCCGGTGCCCGGGATGATCTCGGCGGCGAAACCGATCGAGCCCTGCGGAGCGACGGTGCCATCGTGCAATGTGACCGGGGTATTGTTCACTGACCAGTCGGTGACGGTGACGGTATTGCCCTCGCAATAGAACACCGCCTCCTTGAAATAGTTGATCGTGTCCGTCGCCGGATCCTGCGGGGGCAAGCCCACCGCCGAGACCTTGATGCCGGTGCCGTGGATCCACGCGCCCGGCGCCAACGCGAAACCGCCGATAAACTTCTCGTCCTGCACCAGCGTGCCGAGCGGCGTCGCACTTTCGGCGGGGGCAGTGCCGCCGCTGCCCGCTGCGCCGGTCCAGGCGTCGCCAGGGCCGATTTGCGCGAAGGTCGGCGTGGGCGTAGGAGTGCCGCCCCCGCCGCACTGGGTCCAGAGGCCTAGACCGAGACCAAGGGGGCCGCTCATTTCATGTTCCCATTCACTTCGATCTTGGCTTGGCGCTCAACCCATGTGATCAGCTCATCGAGTTGGATGCCCTGCTCCGTCGCCTTCAGTCTTTCGGCGATAGAAAATCCGTCTGCGGGCGCTTGAGCAGATCCGCTGGGGGCAATGGGTACGGCGGGCAGTTGCGCTGCTCCGGAAGGACGGGGATTGGCTTGGGCATCGAGGCGCAGCTTGAGAGCATCAGCACGGCGCCGAGCATCGGCCAGACGAGCTTCGTAGTCATTGGACACCTCTTGTGTGATTTGCTGCTGTTCGGATTTCACCCTCTGAGCGTTCGCCAGATCGTCGGCATGAGCCTTCGCGGCGGCTGCGCGGTAGTCGGCGACCGTCTTGTCAAATGCCGCCTGTGTGGCTTCCTGGCGCTTCTGCCAGTGCCTTGCGTCGGACTTTGCAATGAGCAGCGCCACGGTGAGCGCGAGGATGACCGCGCCGCCGAGAAGGGCTTTCCAGTGCTTGAGGGCGAAGGTGAGCGCTTCAGCCATTCCGGCTCCCCTGATTTACGGTGTCGGCGTTCTCGACGTTCGAAGCCGGGTTCTTCGGGCGGAAGGTGCCCAACACGCCGATGAGGCCGGTCATGATTGCGAGGTCAGCGGGCTTGCCGGTGAAGGCGCCGAGCGCGGACAGGACCACCAGCGCAATGATGATAGCGAGGAAGGCGACGAGATTTTCGCGCTCGGTCATGCCCAGCCCCCGTCACGCAAAGCTCGCTCGAATGCCTGCGCATAGTCCTCAACCAGATCGGCCTTGTCGCGCCCATTGATGATCGTCCGCGCGTTCATGTACTGCGTGCGAGTGGCGACGCCTTGAGCGGGCAGAACCGCAGCAAACGAGACGCCGGTGAACCAGCCCTCCACCATGCCACGGCGCATGATGAAGGCGGCAATATCGGCGCGCATCGCCAGTTCGGGATTGGCGACCAGTTCGCCGGCCGTGATCAGGCCAGCTTTGGCAAGCTCTTCGTCGGCCTTGGCGTAGTTGTAGTCCCAGGTGATCTGGACATAGCCCCGGCCATAATGCGGGTAATAGCGCAGGTGGGTCTTGCGCCAATCCTCGCTCAGCCAATAGGCCTCGCGCACCGGCTGCATGGTCTTGTTCGTCTCGTGCCATGCAGTCGCCAGCATGTAGGACGCCCACGCCAGCGGGAGGCCATTGGCGGCGGCGAGGACGGTTTCGATGCCCGACACTTGCGCGGTCTTGAGCGGCCCGAGCTTGTTGCGCACGGTGGCGAAGAACAGGGATTTGTCGAGGGTCATTGACTGCCTCCGGAAGCTTGGGGGAGCGAGCGGATCGCATCGGCGATGACGCGCTGGCCGCTGATGTGAGACGCCTGATTCTCCCGGCGCATGCCGTCGATGATCCCGTGCAGTTCGGTGATTTCGGCGCGCAGCAGGTCTATCTTTTCGTCGCGCTTGGCCGTCTCGATGCGCAGCGCGTCGATCTTGTCATCTCGCGCCCGGACTTCGCCGCGAAGGTCCTTCACCTCGTGGCGCAGCGCCGCCATTTCTTCGATGAATTCCTTGCGCAGCCCAGCGTTCTCTTCGATCGTGAGGCGTCGGTTTGCGAGGCGATTCCGCAGAATGAGACCGATCAGGACCGTCAGCGCACCAGCGTTGAGGATCGGAAACATCTTTAGGAGAAGGGCGTAACTAGTCTCCACTAGCCGCGTCCTCCCTTGCCTGAGCCCATAAGGCGAGGCAGCGCAGCAGCAAAGCGTGCGCGCCGATCAGCGCCAAGGCGGCGCCACAACCTTCCAGCGCCGTCATAGCCGAGCCAAATAGCCACAACCCAGAGCTGCGCCCACGCCCCATAGTGCAACGCATACCAGTAATAGTAATCGCTCCACGGAGATGCTCCCACCCAAGCTCGGGCCGCGTGCGCGATCAGTTCGTAGGCGTAGAGGCACGCCACTATGATCTGCCAGCGAGTTAGCGGAATGCAGAGAATTAGGGCGGCGGCAACGTAATCAACGAGCGCCATCGCCGCCCAATTGAATTGGGTGTGCGAGACCTGAGCGACCCACGTGTTCAGCCCCCAATTCGCCAGGAGCAAAGCAGCCGTCCACGTCAGGCGCCATTCCCGAATGAGAATGGACCCGAGGACTATGATGCTCAGGGCGAGCCACAGCGTCATCAGTCGACCGGCGGCGGAGGGGGAGGTCCGTTATCGCCGCTCAGCGTGCTGGCGTACCAAGGCTCGTACACCTCCTTGACCCAGCAGCGATAGTGATCGTGTTTCTTCTCTTCAGGCTCGGTAGCCATGGTCATTCTCCTTGGTTAGGCAGTAAGCGGGAATTGGATCGCGCTGAGATCCACATATGTCGACGTGGGAAAGCCGTAGATCGACATCTCTCCAGTGGAGAGATCGAGGTTGATGAAGCCGTTTTCAGCAGCGTTCTGCGACACCACGCGGAAGCGCAGCACCCGGCTGCGGCGGACATAAGCCGGCAAGGTCGCAATCACCGTGCCATCGGTGTGCGTCGCGCCGCCCGTGTCGTTGATCACGCCGGAAAGCCACACGGTCCCGTTCGCAGAAATCTGAAGCGTTGGCTGTTCGATTGTGGCAGTCCAGCCGTTCTGCGGCGTCAGGCCCTGCGAAGCCAGCTCGAGCGTGCGCTTGGGGAACCGGGTCCCCAATATCGCATAAGCGATGGCCTGCCCGCGGATGCGGTTTGCCAGCGATGTCTGGTGGATGTTGTCGAACTGCCAGGGATCGCCCTGCCCAACGAGATTAGGCGACAGCGAGGCATTGACGTAGTTCGCGACCACGGGGCCAGACAGCAGCGTTTCGTCGAGAAGCTTGATCCCGTTATCGGCACAGTAGCGGCGGATGACTTCGCGATAGGGCGCGGCAAGCTGGTAGTTCGCCGATGCCTGCCCCTCCCCCGCACCGGCCTGTCCCTGAGTATACCAGAGGTCAAAGATGCTGAACGAGACGCTGCATCCGTTGCCGACAACATATGCCTTCATCGCAGTGATGTTGCTCAGGAACGTTGGAAGCGAGCCCAACCCCTGCGCATCGTTGGTGCCGATGTTGATATGGACGTGATTGTAGGAGCCAAGGCTCGTCGCGGTCAGCGCCGCAAGCTGCGCCGTGGAATCATCGCCGCCCACCGCGATGTTGTCCCACTTGTAACAGCGGACTCCCAAGCTTAGATCCAACGCCTGCCGAGCATAATCTACCCAGCAGCCGTCCCGCGGCATGCCCCGGCTATCACCAGAAGACAGGACTGAAAGGAACTGCCCCGAACTGCGCGGAAGGTCTTTGCCCAGGACATGCTGCCCCCAGGTGATGCTATCGGCATTGGCATTGGCATACATCCCGAAGCCCGCATCGGAGATGATCCCAGGCACCGTGACACGGTCCACCAGCACGCCATTGTAATAGATCGAATAGGTGTTCCACGTCTCGATTTCGATCGCCCAGCCCGAGTATTGAGGCTGATAACTCGCATGCGTCCCTGCGGGAAAACCGGTGAAGCCGAGCGCGTCGCTGGTTCCCGCAACACCGGTCAGCTTGGTAATGCGATTGATCGCGGGGCTGCTGTCCGTTTCCGCGGAAACTCCTGAAAAGCCGCCTTCGTGGCGCACTATGGCGGCGATCAATGGAGTCCCTGTATTGACCTGCGGAATAGCGAAATAGCGCTGCCCCGGAAGGACGCGCGTAAAGCCCATGTGATAGAAGCCGTCAGTCAAAGCGACGGCGCGGGTGAAGCTATCGGGTGTTGAGGAGGTGAAGGTGTCCGCCACCCAGCTATCGGAACCATTCCATGCGACATAAAGCGGCTGGACTATCGCACTGTCGTTCGCCGTCACGCTCTGCCAGGCCGAATGGTCCAGGTCGTTTCCGGCAAGGAACAGGTATTTCGCATTCCCAACCGGATTGCTCTCGGGGTAGCTCCAATATTCGGAGTTGATGTCCCGGAGCAGATGCCTAGTAGGCCGTTCGTAACGGACCATGCCGCCGGCAAGGGACTGGACATCGCTGGAGGCCGCATGCGAGATCGTGGTGGCTGGATCAACGTCTATCGTCACGTCATCCATACTGCCATCGGCCTGCCATGCGCTGGCGAGTTTATAGGTACCGTCCTCGCCAAGCCGGTATGGAAACCGAATGCGTACGGCTCCGTCATTGATCGCTGAGGCAAGCGCTACCGTGGTGTCGGTGGCATTGTTGGGGATCGCGCCGTAGTCTGTCACCGATACGGTATCGAGCAACTCGCTCTCACCCATTCCAACGTACTGATAACGAAACAGAAAGGTGATTGAGTCGGTTGAGTAAATATCAAAATGATAGCGGCCAGGCTCTACATAGAAGGACGCATTGCCGCTAACGTCGGTTTTCACCATATCGGCGACACCAGAAATCGTGGAAATGGGCGTGCCGCTATCGTCGGAATAGATGCTGACCACAGCCTGCGTCGCCGGATCGATCACGCGACCATAGAACCCTGCGAATGTGCCCCCCTTCGGGTTAATAAGGGCCTCATAGTAGTGGTACATGCTTAGCCCTCGTTCGTGAATGTGCAGGGACAAGAGGCGTTGGCGGTCTGGCCGAGACTGTCGGTGACGGTGACCTGCAACGTGGATTCGTATTGCGTGCCCGGCGGGATGCTCTGAAAGACTGCGGTGCTCGCGCTGGCAGGCGTTCCGATCGATGGCGCGGGGCCGAAGTCGGGATTTGCAACCCAAGCATAGGTATAGGGAGCCAAGCCACCCGCTGGGGTAGCCGACAGGTAAACGGTCCCCACAGTCGGAATGTGGCTGAAGACGATAGCGGATGCCGAGACCGGCGAGACTGTAACCGTCAACGGATCAAGGAACCGCGCCGCGGTTTCCCACGCGCCGTCGATATAGACCATCCGGTGGGTAACACGGCGCCAAGCGCTTCCTATGAAGACGTAGCGCCGCGAGACCTCGTGCCACGCACCGCCGAGGAAAATCTTCATGTGTAGAAATTCACCACACGGCCTTCTGCCCCGGTGGGCAGAGACGAGCCTTCGGGCAGAAAATACTCCTGCCCATCGGTCAACGCCGTGCTGACATTGTGCCGATAAGCACCCCGGGTCGATCTCGTGATATCGCCCGTGAAGATGCCGCCGGTAAGAGGCATGCCAGCGGGGATCGCGGCGACGGTATTGGACATCGCCTTGCCGTCCGCCATGAGCTGGCGGAAAGCGCCGTTGATGTTTCCGGCCGGACAGTTCTCTGCAACGTTTATCCCGGCGATTGTGACGTTCAGCCCCGGTGTAAGGGAGTAATCGGAGAAGGCCATGCGGGGTCCTTTCCCAAGAGCAGTGCTCGTGGTATTTCGGTTGAATGCGAACTTTGATCTTGGGGCTGCTGGCCCTTACCGTGGCTGGCTGCGACACGGCGACCTATGAGGGCAGCGCCGGAGGCAACGAGACGTACTACGTTCTCAACAAGAAGACGGGCGAAGTGCGGAAGTGCGACAAATCAGGTTGCGGAGTTGCCCAAGCTCCAGTGACTAAATAGTGCTGACCGTCCTCCTCGCTTGCATCGGCAAGGGCATCGGCGCGGAACTGATGTTCCAATGGCAGGAGCGTCGTCTACGGCGCTTGCGTATTGCCCGAGAGGAGAAGTGGCGTCCCGAACAATCCGCCTACGCGGGACCGACGCTGAATCTGGTCCCCGATCGCTCGCGCAAGTTCTGGTCGGTCAAGCAATAGCGACGCAATGTAGGGCTGGAGCGCTTCGCTGTAGAGCGGCGCATTGACTGCGGAACGCACGCCGTTCTGCATCGCCCCGAAGATACCCTTCCCGGCCTGGATACGCCCCGCCGTGCCGCTATCCGGCACCTTGGAGGGCAATACGTTCTGACCCGCGCGCTGGAGATCGAAGAACGGGCGATCGGTGCTCGCGGCGCTCATCTTGCCGGTGTATTTGGTGGCATTCTCTCGCGCGGCCATACCAAGCTGCGCTGGGGTGAACAGCCCTTCGGTGTTCATGCCCTTCCCGACAGCATTGGCGAGAATAGACGTATTCCTGTACGCTTTGTTCGCAGCATTGAGCTGCGGCATGACATCAGGTGCTTGTCGCGAGACGAGGTCGGTGATCGCGTCCCCTACTCCGCCTAGCGCCTGTGAGGCGTCCTGACCCATCGCATCCGTACCGAAGTCCGCTCCCTTTATGCCTTGGAGCATATCCTGGATCTGCGAACCGTTGATTTCCGGCTGCTGCACGAACGGAGCCACACGCGTGTCCACGACGTGCTGAAATTCGGGGCCAGTGCGAGGTATCGCGGCGCCCGCCGTGCGCGCTGCCCCATAATCCGCCGCGAATGGTGCATCTGGAGTGACGCGCACACCCCCTAGAGCATTATCGTAAGACCCAGAGACCGCCTTGCGCGCTTCATCGATGCCTTGCTCCGCGACATTGCCGACACCGACTTGCCCGATCGGCTCGAGCCCTTGCTTGAATGCCTCCTGATTGAAGCCGACCACACCTTTGCGGCGAAGGTCGTTGATCGAATCGCCAACCCCGGCGTAGCCGGCAAGGCGGTCCTCACGCTTGGCGAGGCTGTCCCCAAGGCGGCCGGAGCCGCGCGTCATCTGCCCGGGGGTCATCGGCACGCCCGCTTGCCGTAGATACTGGACATCGGGATTGGTCACGCCCTTGAGCGTTGAGCCGAGCCCACGGACAGCGCCACGGCCAAGAACGCCCCCGCCAGCGCCCATTGCAGCGCCACCAAGGATCGAGCCTATCGAGCCGTCACCGGTGCCATAGCCTGCTGCTGCCCCATAGAGCGCGTCACTCGCGAGTAGGCGAGGTGCAAGCAGCCCTGCCCCACCCATTGTCGCCTTGAACGGAAGTGCTGCCTCCAAAGCGGCACCGGCCAGGGCTCCGCCGCCCAAGGTACCCGCCATCGATGAAGCCGGATTGTCAGCGGCAACCTGGCCCATCGCGGCCCGGGTAACCTCGGGATTTGGGAAGAAGTTGGGGAGGTTGAATGCTGTCGCGGCATCGCCCGCAGACATCGCCGCCGCACCCACGGGGCTTTGCGCCAGCGTGTTGCCCAGCACGCGTGAACTGGACATAGGGATGTCCTGATTTTCGAGCTGAATCACATAACGGGTCAGCGGCACGCGCGGGTTCTGCGCTCGGAACTTCACCGCCTCGTTGACCGAGGGCGCAACACCGTCACCCAAACCGGGCTTGATGCGGTTGAGATAGCCAATGATCTCATCGGGCTTCTTACCTGCCCCAACCATGGCGCGGACATGTGCATTGACGCCACGCAGCGCCGGGTCGGCCTTGGTCTGCACCTGCGAGCCTGCCGGGGCAAGGCTAAGGTTCATCTGGCTATCGTCGCCGCCCGTCTGCCCGGGAGTATCACCCTTGGCGCTTGGCATGGGGACGATACCGTATTTCTCGGCAACCTTCGGATCGCGGTAATCCTCGCCCTGCGAAAGCGCAATGACATTGCGGTAGTGGCGCTCCACGGCGGCCAGGTTCTCGCGCAGCACATCGGGGCTCTGCGTCTGCCCCAGCGCCGCCACGCTATCCCGGAGAAGCGCACCTTCGCGCTCGGTCAGGCTGCCAAGGCCCGAGGCGCCCGTAGGCGATGCCTGCTTGAGCGCAGCCAGCTTATCCAGGGTCAGCCGAGCAGTGATCGTATTGAGGGCGCCCCCCAGATCGATCGCCGATTGCGGCTGAAGGCGCTCGGGAAGCCGAGCGGCATAGCCGGCCGCCCAACCGCCGCCGGCGTCGAGCTTTCCGCGTGCGTTCTGGATAGCAGTCAACACCTCGTCATTGGCGAGATTGAGCTGCGCTTTCTGCTGGGCCGGGTTCGCCGTCGCCTGCGCAGCGGCGAGATCGCGCTGCGCCTTGACCGCCTCCGATTCCGCCTTCGCGGCATCCGCGGCGGCCTTGCGCGCATCGTAGGGCGCAGTGGCACCTCGGGTCGCCAGATCCTGCTGGGTCCTGTTCAGGGTAGCGCGGCGCTGCGCGTCCTCCACCGGGTCTTGGGGAAGCGTGAATACCTGCCCGGCCTGCTGAGGCTGATCGGCATAGCCGACCACCTTCACCTTCCCGTTGCCGAGATCCTGATAGACTACGCCGTCCTGGACGAAGGTGCGATCCTGCATCGTCATTTCCTCAATCCAGTAATACCGCGGCGGCCATAATATGGTGCGTTCAAGCCCGTGCCCTGTACGTGGTTATGGTCGCCCTCGGGGATGATCTTCACACCGGGCCCGAAATATCCGCGGAGTTGCTCAACCGTTGCCCCGACATAATCTGCCGCGTCACCGGTCAGATGGCGGCTGTTCGGCATCCCGCCCACGATCTGATTACCCGCGGGGGTGCGGCGCCCGCTTGTGATCCTGCCTGGTGCCCTCATTGGGTCAGGGAAAGGTGCGCGGACCAGCAGGGCCCGCACCTCCTTGCAAACGGGGGTCGGGAAGCTCTGCACCGATCGCCGGGCGCTGCGCAGCCGGTGCGCCGCCGCCACCCCCAAGAGCAGCCGCCAAGCCGGAACGGGGGCCGCTATAGACCCGATTGCCGGGGAGCGTCACGGTCACGATCGGATCGCTAGCGCTCTTCAGCCATTCGTCGGCGCCCTGCTGGCCCAGGATCTGCTTGCGGAAGTTGTAATCGTTCACCGTATCGTTGTTGATCGGCTCCGGATGATCGATCTTCCACTGCTGCTCCGCCTGCCACTGCGCCGCAGCATCAGCCGTGCGTTGCCGCTGCTGCCGCTCCGCCTGCTGCATCTGGGCCTGCAGTTGCTGGCGCTGCATGAGCTGCGGGATGAACGTCGCCTGCCCGCCGCCCCAAGTGCTGAGCGCGTCTCCGAGGCCACCGATGATGCGGTGGAGCGCGTTGGGAGGCTGATACTCGGGCGTATCCTGCGGAACTTCCTGCCCCGGATACGGTGGTGCGTTGGTCTTGCGGTTGAATGGACCGCCCATGCCGCCGAAAAGCCCCATGGCTCAGCCCCCCATCGCGAACGAGGACGCGGCGTTGCCGGCCATCTGCGCCAGAAGCGCGCCGAGCGACGGGCTCTGCTTGGTGTTCGTATACTGCCCGAGCAAGCCGCCGATAGTCTGCGCGTAGTTGTTCGTCGCCGAGAAGGGCAGTTCCGTGCCCGCCTGCGCCGCTGCCAGCACCGGCGAGATGCCCGCATAGTCCGCGGCGGCCAAGCCAGGCGCCAGCGATGCCGCCGAACCCATACGGTCGCGTTCGGCACTGTAATCGCCGTAGCGCAGACCCGTCTCGTTCTTCGCCAGCTCGCGGGCAAGAAGCGAGGTCTGGATGTCCCCGCCCGTCCGACCACGGGTGCCTAGCGAGCCGTTGACCTTGTTGGCAACATCCGAATTGGTGTTGTCGATCATGCCCTGGAGATAGGGGTTGCCCTGATCCAGATACTTCCCGCCCAGAACGTCGGTCGCATAGCCGGTCGCGGCCTTCACGGCGGGATTGCCCGCCTGATACTTCTCGATCAGCCCCGGAATGAGCCCTTGGACGCTGTTGGCGATGCCCTGCACCGCACCCGCGTTCTGGTTGTAATTCTGCGTGACCGTATTGGCCGCGCCCTCGATCTGCTTCGAGTACACCGGCTTGGTCGAGCTTTTCGAGCTGGAAAGGCCCATCTACAGTTCCTTCCGAATGGTCGTCTGGTAAAGTTCGTATCCGTGGGGCTTCATGACGCGCGCCCAGCCTTCCCGGCTTTCGATCGTCGCGGTGATGCAACCGGCTTCCCGACCCCATTTCTCGGCCGCCGGGATGAGCGAATGGACGATCGCCGCCATGTTTCCCGCAGCCGCCAGCCCGTGCACTTCCATCGCGCCTGTGGGATAGGTCTTCAGCATCACCAGCACCGCCGCATCATCGGTGGCGAGCAGGTGCACCCGCCCAGCCTCAATCTCGCCGTCCAGCCATTCGATCGTGTAGAAGCGCTGGTCCAGAAGCCATTCGAATGCCGGGCGCCACTGGTCCCAGCTCATTTCAGGCGATCCGACACGACTTCGAGGGCATCAGCGATCGCCTGGACTTCAGCCTGTGTCGGCGGATTGCTGATCGTGGGCGCCGTATAGATCGTGGCCCCGTCCTTCTCGACGGTGCTGCCAAGCAGGAACTTGACGGCGTTTGCGACCTTGCGGGGCCAGTCCATGCTTTTCCCATCGACCGGGACGAGCAGATCCTTTCTCATCGCTCGCCGCCCGGCGCGAAGGTCGGATACCGGCCCTGGAAATAGCTCCACGGCGTGCCGGCGGCGATATCCCAAGTCTCCGAGATGTACCGCCCGGAGCACCGGATAGGCACCCGCCCTGAAGGACGGATCGTCCCGGAAGAGGTCGTGCTTGCGTCGTCTCCCAGCCGCGCTCTAGCGTCTAGCGTGAGCGTCACGCCGCTGATCATGTCGCCTACCGGAGTGATGTCCTGCATCCGCGAGCGGTTGGCCGCGAAGAGCTCAGAAAAACCAACCTTCAGCCTGGCCGCCATCGGTTCCCCGGTAAAGGTACCGAGCACCCGGTCATTATCGACGATGAACAGTCGCGGCGCGCCGCCAGTGAAGCGAGGATCGTCCAGTGAGTAGGGAATGTGATCAAGGTCGGCGTACAGCGCCCCGACTTCCTCGAGCGACAGGGAGGGCGTGAAGCCGGGGAAAATGCCCTGCATGCCGGTCTTTGCCGTGCTCCAGCGGTCGAGCACCCAATTATAGATCCATGCCTTGCCGGGTTGTCCGGGAACGACCCACCACACCAGCGTATTCTGAGGGTCTACCGCAGAAAACAGGCGTTCGTAATCGTCCCGGCTGACTTCGGCCTGAAAGCTGCGGTCGACCTTCTCGTTGCCGATCGGACGCACCCCGGAACCATCCTCCAGCGCCATGAAGCCGCGATCCGAGAGGAAGAAGACCGATCTACCAGCCTGAGCCACCGAGCCCTTGGATGCGCAGCCCACATTCGGCGTGATCTCCACGAACGAAAAGGCGTCCGTACCGTCCCCGGTGCGTTCCATGCGGACCATGCGCTGGCGCTGGAGGATCACCCCATATTCGCCACCACCGATCCCCATCACCTCGCCGCCGGTCAACATGGGCTGGAAGCCGGATTGATCCACCCCCGGCGTCCAGCCCGTATGGTCGTTGAACGCCGACCATTGAACCTTCAGCAAATCCCCATCGGCCTGTCCGATGACGACGAAATCCCCGACAACGGCGATGCTCGTACCGGTTGGCGCCCCGGCAAGCGCCGAATCCGTGCCGGCGTTCAAATCCACTACGCGGGTAGCCGTGCCGTTGACTGCGAGCAGGTAATCGCCAAACTGCGCGAAGTGCCAGCGCCCGGCGGTGAGGCCGGTAACGAGGCTGGTCCATTCGCCCGCCGCAAGCCGGTACAGGTCTGTCGCAGTGCCCGCCACGAGATAGGACGTGCCATCGGTTGCAATGACCGCGGTACCGCCCTGAAAGTCCTCATCCAGCGCGTCCGCAGCGCTGATCAATGCCCCGATCGGGCGGTATCCATCCGCGGCGGGGTAGACGTTCTCCGCGACCTGCATGGTTCCGCTGATCAGCGATTGATCGGGAAGGAATGGCGGGAGCGGGAGGAACTTCTTCACACGCAGACCGGGTTGCGCAGGCGCAGCGGAGAAGCAGAGGCGCGGTACCGGTTGCCGGCCGCGTTGAACATGGCCACCGCTTCATCCAGTGCAGTCTTCCACACCGGCAAGCGCTGGTCGTTGACGATATGAGCCTCCGCCTGGAGCAGCGAGGCGTAGACATAGATGTCGGCCCTGCGGGTCAGCAGCCAGTTGGTCTGGTTCACGTCCGACAGGGGCACAAGGTCCGACAGATAGGTGAGCGAGATCGAATAGGCGGCGTCAGGGACAGGGCCGATCAGCATCAATCCATTGAGGATCGCGAAGGATTGCGGCTGACCAGAGCCCGTCGTCCAGCGCTCGCGCATGGTCGCAGGAGAAACCGGCTCGAGGATGCACAGCGGGTCAGCCACAAGATGGGCGGAGCGAAGCTGGCTGAATCCATTGGGAAGCGCGACACTCTCCACGGCCGCCGTCGTGGTCACCAATGAGGTCACCTCGCCGAACGGGTGCGTGATGGCGTCGCCAAGCCAGAACTCGGCCATGCGGATGAAATTGGGGATCTGCAGGGTCAGATCGTCGCGATCCATCTTCTCGGCGATATGCTCTTTCAGCTGCGCGTAGGTGCTGATGGAGCCGGCGGGATCGATGGACAGGGCAAGGCTCATGCTGCTTCTGCCTCTAGTTCATCGATCCGCTTCTGGTATTTCATCGCCATACCGACGCGCTTGACCTCCCACTTTTCCCGGTGGGCCACGGCATGGGCGTTGGTCAGGATCTGCTTGGAGACGTGCCCGACCATCCAGCTAAGCTTGTGGTCGCACCAGACGGTAAGCCCGGCGGCGCGGCACTTGCCGAAGAAATAGACATCCTCGCCTATCATCGTACGATAATCTTCGGTGGGCTCGAACATGAAGAGCGGCAGGAAGGTGCTTTTGCCTTCCTTCTCCGCCTGGACCTGCAAGGCGTCGAGCACGCTCATCTTCATGAGGCACAGCCCGAAGCCCAGATGCTCGACTTCCTCCAGCACATGCGCGTCGGCCTTCTCCTCGGTGGTGTAGAGGAGGCCCTTGACGCCATCCACCACTTCCTTGGTGCAGGCCGTCGGGGCGGTCGGCGTCGTGCGACGCGCATAGTTACAGCCGACGATATCCTTCCCGTGCGCCCACAGCCGGCAAAGCGCATCCGCCGGGAACACATGGTCGGCGTCTGCCCACAGCATGTAGTCCGCGCCGGAATTGAGCGCTTCGGCGCAAAGGCGATGGCGGCCCTCGGTCAGCATGGACGAGGACACCACGAAGGTATCGATCTGCTTCTCGTAGGGATCGCCATGCTCGTCGGCGATGTGGGCCTCGTAGAAGCATGAAATCATCGACGCGAGGCTCTGGAGGAAAAGCGCCTCCGGATTGCCATAGACCGGGACGCATATCGCGATCTTCAACTTTGCCATCAGGCGCGGCCCTTCCATGTGCGGTAGCAGGCGTTTTCCGGATCGTTCATCCACCGCTTCCACGCCGCCTTGTCGTGGAACCAGCCTTCGTTGAACGCTTGGTCCAGCACGGTCTTGGGCACGAACGCGGCGTGCCTGAAGTCCTTGTGCGGGGCCTGCTCGCCGACGATCTTGGCAGCCTCGATGATGTGCGACACGTCCTGGCGCGTCTCGACCCGGGTAATCCCGTCCTGCGTGTGCCGGATGACCTTGCGCATCTCATCGGGCACGAGGTCGAGAAGGTCGCTGATCATGCGGTGATCGCGCCGATCTTGTAGCCGCGGTTCAGGCGGAGCCACAGCACCTCGTTGGCAGCGAGATAGGTGTTGGTGTTGGCGGCGGCAGTTGGGTTCGCAGAGGTGGCGATCCAATGCGCCGTATCAGACTGGATCTTGGCAACGCAGCCCATTTTGGGGTTGGCTGTCGACTGCGCATTACTAGCAGAGGTCGTTACCGTCTCTGCGCCTAGATCGTCATAGGCGCATTCCTTGTCCGACCCGCCGAAATAGGAGATGAAGAGACTTGCCATTCAGAGCACTCCCGAAAGGAGGCGGGCCGGCCGAAGCCAGCCCGCCCATGGGTTACGAGGTGGCGAGGTCGAAAATGCCCGCATGCGCGTCCGGATGGCGCATCTCCAGCGTGTATTCGCTGATGAGATCGCGGGTCACGGCGTCACCGACGCGGCCCAGTTCCTGCGGCTCGAACATGCGCAGACCCGAGACGGCGACCTTCGTGGTGTCGACCACGAACGTGT